ATCGGCAGAACTGGACGACGACCGCCAGCCATCGGTGCGCCGGCCGACCGCTGCGCCGTCATAGGCGCGCGCCAGCTTCTCGAAGGCGTGGCGTTCCAGAAGCCGCTTGCGGGCGGCGCCCGGCGCTACGCTGGCGATGGCGCGGTCGATCCAGTTCACGGCCATCAACGATCACCGCGTCCGAAGCTTGCGAAACCGGCGATCGGGCGCGGATTGCCCGACGTGCTGGCGATCTCGGTCTCGATGGTGCGGATGCGCTTCAGGAGATCGTCCGCCGAGCCATATTCGACGGTCTTGCCGTCATAGGTAACCCGCAGCGTTCCGCCCGCGAAGGCACGCTTGAGCGCATCGAGTTCGGTCTGCGTCCAGGGCATCGGAAATCCCGCGAAAAGTTCAGAACCATTTGTCACGTCGCCCGAGCCAGTCGGAGCGGCGCACGGGCGCGGTCGTGGGCGTGAGACCGCGCTGATCGACCGGCCTTGCTTCGTCCTCGGCTGCTACCCGAAGCTCTTCTTCGAGTGTCTCGAACTTGGCGTCGTCGAAGCGGTCGATCCCGAGCAGCCAGGCGGCGGCGCGGGCATAGACCCGGCAATCGAGCGCCTCGTTGCGCTCGCGCATCTGCCGCCATTCGAGTTTCGAGAAGCCGCGGCGGTCGCGAACCGTCACCAGCTGCTCGGCGACAAGCTGCTTCACCCATTCGGCGGTCACGCTCTTCGGCAGATGCACGAAGCCGTCCGGAAACGGCGTGTCTGCGGCGAGTTCTTCATCGGTCGGGCGGTCAAGCCGCAGGAAGCGATAGGTCTCCGATTTGAAAACGGCGACCGAGACCTTCCAGAGCTTCACGCCGCGCCGGATCGTGCGGCCGTGCTCGTTGACATCGACATAGGTCGGGCCATCGACCGGGGTTGATCGGTCGAAGCCATCCACACCCTTGATCGCAAGCGCCTGGCCGACGCCGACGCGCCGCACCCAGCTATAGACGGCGGCGGTGTTGCGCCCGTCGCCCGAGTCGATCGCAAGCCGCGCGATCCGCATCCGTGCGCTGTTCTCATGGCGCCAGGTCTGGCCGAGCAACGCGGTGAGCTTTCCCCAAACCTCCTCGCGGGAGGTGTCGCCTTCGAGCACGATGTGTTCGACGAGCGCGCTGGTGAGCCGTCGGCCCCACGCCCAGATATCGACCTCGATCCGGTCGTGCTGAACGTCGGCGCCTGCCGTGAGAATCAGGCCGCATCCCGGCACCAGCGGCGCGAAATCTTCCCGCCGTTCGTAGAGGCGCTGCCAATCCGGCGCTTCGCCGCGTTCTTGCCACGTCTCGCCGAGCAGCGTGTTCTTTGCGGCCTTGAGCGCCGCATCATCGCCCTGGGCCGCTTCCCATTCGCGGGCGATATCGGCCCAGCCGAGCCAGCCTACCGGCGAATAGAGCCCGGAGATATGGAAGCCCACGCAATGCGGATCGGCCGGAGTGGCGGTGGCGCGCCATTCGCCCGCCGAAAGCATCGCGGTCTTGTGGTGCTCGGCGATCGGCTGATCGCAGCCCTCGCAGTGATAGGCGGCGCTCGCCGGTTCGCTGCTTGTCCACTTCAGGCGCTCGAACTTGAGCCATTGCAGCATGCGGCAATGCGGGCACGGCACGAAGAAGCGGCGCTGATCGCTGGCTTCGAATTCGCGCTCGATCCGCGACAGGCCCTTGATCGTCGGCGTCGAGACCAGAAACACCTTGGCGCGGTGTCCGAAAGTGCGCGTGCGGGCGATGGCGAGCGCGACTGGATCGCCTTCGCCATCGACATCGCCCTCATAGGCATCCACCTCGTCGAGGAAGACATAGCGCGCGGGCATCGAGCGCAGGCCGACGGCGGAGTTTGCGCCGGTCAACACGAGCTGCCCGCCCGCGAACTTCTTGGCGAGCACGGTGTTGCCGCTATCGCGCGAGCGCGACGGCAGGATCAGCGTCCGAAGTTCCGGGCTTTCATCGATCAGCGGCTCAATGCGCTGTTGCGATAGGCGCTTGGCGAGATCGGTCGTTGGCTGGACGCCAAGGAACGGTCCCGGCGCCTGATGGATGCAATAGCCGATCCAGTTGTTTCCGGCCTCGGTCGCGCCGACCTGCGCCGCCTTCATGAACACGATCCGCCGGGCCGAACTGCCGGGCGAGAGCGCATCCATGACGCCGCGCATATAGGGCGTCCGGTCGGTTCGATAGCGACCCGCCTCGGACGAGGCGCGCGAGGACAGAAAGCGATAGCGATCCGCCCAGGCCGAAACCGTCAGCGCCGGATCGGGCGCAAGACCACGGCTCCAAGCGGTGATGATCTCCGCGCGTCCGTCGAAGCCGTCATCGAAGCGTGTGCTGGAGTTCTGGGCCGATTTCGCTGAGTTCTGCGAGATGGCGTCGGACATGGGCTTCGAGAACCTGCTCGCAGCGGTGAGGATCGATTTGCAGTTCGGCGGCGATCAAGGCGGCGGCGCGCGCCGGCCATTGCACCCAGGCGTCGCGTTCGCGCCTGGCGAGCGCAAAGACCGTTGAGACCGCGCGCGAGCGATCGACGAGATCGCCCTTGAGCTTGCCGAGGCGGATGCGGCGCTCCTGCGCCTTGATCACCTCATTGGCGGTGCGCGCCTGGACGAACGTCATGTTGCCGGCGGCGGGCGCGGGCTCGCCGCTTTCGCGCAGGGTTTCACGGACGGCTTCGACTGCCGCCATCGGCACCGGCCGGGGCGTCCCGCGCGGCGGTGGCGGCGATTTGGCGACGGGGCGAACTTGCGCGGGATCGGAGCTCGATCCCCAGGCGCGATCCGCTTTTTGCGCGTCGATCGTGCCGTCGTCCTCAACGGTGATCCGGCCCGAGGCGATGGCCTTTCGAACCGCCATGTCGGAGACGCCGCGATGACGCGCATAGGCCCTCCGCGACAGACCCATGGGCTGCGCTCCCAATCGAAAATAATGAGCGATTAGAGCGACTTAGGAGTTGCTCCGATTTGTGTGTCGAGGCTGTCTGCGACCCGTCTTAACCCACGGAGATCGCTCATGAAACGCCGCAAAGTTCATCCCGCCGACGCCGCCAACGATGCCGTCCTCGCCAAAGCCGTTCGCTTCGATGTCGCCTTGTTCCTCGGAACAGGTCGCTATGCCCGGGCGAGCGCACTGAGCCTTGAAGAGGCGCGGATCGAGGCAATGCGTCTCGTCGCCGAAAACACCAGCCCGTTCGGCAAACGCCTCCCGTTGATCTACGGCGTCACCGCAGAAGGCCGCTCGGCGCTTGTCACCTCGAACTAACCCCCCAATCTGAAGGAGCACGACCATGACCACGGAAACCACGACCTACGACAAGAAGTTCAACGCCCAGCGTGGCGCAAAGCGCGCCGGTTTGGAGCCCGGCGCGTTCGAGGTGTTCAAGACGCCCGATGGTCGGTTCGGCTGGCGGGCGATCACCGGAGGTGAGCCTGCGATCAGCATCACCGATCCCGCACTGGCCGAACATCTGATCGCACAGGCGAATGCCGCTTCTTGGCCGAGCGGCTCGAAGACCGGCAAGCGCAAGGCGATCATCGAGCAGGCGCAGTCGGGTGCGCTTCCGGCAGCGCCGGATTTCTCCAAGCCGACACATGCGCGGTTTCGGGCGAAGCTCGCAAAGCTTGTAGCGCTGGCCGAGGCGGGCGATGTCGAAGGCCTCAAGGCCATCGAGATCAACCCTGTTTCAACGAGCCCGAAGGCCATGGCGCGCTATCGCGATCTGGCGATCATCGCCATTGAGGCGCGCCGGGGTCCGACGTGAGCGAATGCTTAATCAATTAGCCTGGAAGCGAGAATTTCCGCTCGACGTCAAGGAGGTATGTGTACGGTGACGAAGCACGCACCTTCGATCTTGCCAAGTACGATCTCATCCCAACGTCAGCGAGGGTAATGAAGGCGGCGGCACCTAACAGCATTGGACCCGTATATCCGGTTATATATGCAAGTGCGCCGCCGCTTGCTGCGGAAACAGTAAAGCCTCTCTGCACTCCATCCCAAATACTTTGAATAGACTGTGACTCCAATTCCTTCTTTAGCTTCTCAAGTCCAGGATGGATTTTGTTTTCGAACAGTCGCCTGGCACCCTCCTCTAGTTCCTTCGGAGAGGATGATTTTTCAATTTTCCCCTTGAGATCATCAAAATGTCCAGACAGCTCGGCTATCTGATCCTTCCGCCCTCTTCTAAAGGCGATCATTTTCTTAACAGATGATTCAGGATCGACTTTCAGGCCTTTCATGACAACGGAAACGAGTGCGCCTCGCGCGGCGGTTTCGCCGCTGGCTGCGACGTCATCAACCAAACACCTTAGATTGACCCCCGAAGACGGCTCTTTGTTTGTAAGTGCAGAGACTTGGACCTCCTTTGAGAGTAGCGCAGCCAGAGCTGACATGTAAATTTCAGCGAAGCGCCCATTGACCATTATCCACTCACCGTTTTGGTCGTGACGGTATCGCCCAAGCATTTGTCGGATCTCATGGGAAAGTTTTTCCGGGTGCATCCCATACATATCAAAGTCACGAAGCATATGCCGTAGACGCGGTGGCAATTTGTCGGCCGACAACATTTCAAGCCCGCCGGATTGTAACAAAAGCGACCGCAAAGAGGGTGGCATTTTGTCTGGGTGCAATCCAACCAACTCTTCCAGCCGCCACTTCATTTCATGACCGAGTTTGTCTGCGTGCATAAGTGCGTTGCTAGCTGGAGCGTTTCCACTCTCACCCCAGACGATCTTGTTTTGCCATTCCTGATCTTCAAGGAGCTTAAAAACCCGCCTGCCCAAGTCTTCGAGTAACTCGGGATGCAAGTCACACCTCAATGGTCGTAGATAACCTTCTTGCTCACATATCTTGGTATCTTTGGTCACATAAGGGTTTCTGATTGATGTCGGGACGATCGTCTGGACTTCATCCCAGAACAAAATCGCTGATCTGAGCCATCCGCCGTCACGAATGTCTATGTGCGGGTAATAAAGCGCTGTCCCGAGCATCCATGACCCCTCTGCCGAATAAATGAGCAAAGACTAGCGCGTTTGACGCCACATTTCAACGGGATGGGGGGCCGATGAGAAGCTAGGGCCGGGCAGGCCCAGCGACATTCCAGAACACGACGCGGCCCGGACCCTTCCGGGCCGTCATCGTCTCCCACGCCTTCGCGTCATAATGCGGATCGGACGGGAAGGGCGGCAGCGCCTTCGCGACATCGGAAAACGGTAGCGGATAGACATGGATCGTGGCTTTCGCCACGTCCTGCGGCTCAAGTTCCCGCCCGACCTGAACGGCATGACGCCGGGCACGAGGCCATGCTCTCGCCAGCGCCCGGGCGAGCACGCCGGAGCCAGCCGCACACCAGACTTCATCGGGATCAAAACCGGTTGCGAGTGCGGCGTTCGCAAGTCGCGTGATCGCTTCGGGTAAATCGACGCCGAATGGCACAAGCCGCGCGCCGCTCGTTTTCGCATAGTCTTTCGCGCGGGCCTGAACGACCGAGAGATAGCCGGGCCGAACCGGCACTACCTTCGCGCCGAGCCTTGCCGCTTCCAGCGTTCGCGGATGGAGCTTCGCCCGCGCCGCGACGAAGATCGTCGCGCGCTTGCCGAGATCCTTCGCGACGGTCGCGAGCGCGGTTTGCGCGCCGCCCTCAGCCGGGCTGGCGTAGACGGCTTCCTCCGCGCCTTCGAACAGCACCGGCATGAACCGCGCTTTCGTGCCGCCCGGATAAAGATCATCGCGGATCACTGATACGCCGCCGTGCTCACGGACAATCGGCGCCGTCATAGCTGCACTTCCTCGATTTCGCCGAATTCGACCTCGCCGCAGGCTTCCGTTGCGCGCCGCGGATCGCCCTTCACGAACACCAGCACGCTTTGATGCGTGCGCCCAAGTTTGCGCGCGGCGGTGAACTGGCGGCCTGTGCGGATCGGCAGCGAGCCGACGGCGGTCACGAGGATCGCCTCGTTGTAAAAGCGCGCGCCCGCCGCCTCGAAGGCTTCGACCGTTCGGCCTGGCAGGTTGACG